GTTTCCCAGTCACGATCCAGCTATAGCTGGAGTTTGAGTACGAGTACCATCACCAAAGCCAGTAGCAGCATTGATAAGATCAGTGTCTACCTTAAGAGCAAGCTGGTAGCCAGCGTCTTCAGTGTAGAACTGACGGAGGCTGTTAAGCGCCTGTACTTCTACAATGTCTTCGATAAGACGTGAGTACTCGAAGTGACGATCAACAGTGACAGTCAACTCTGACTCAAGGTTTGCTTGGATTGTTACCGCAGTTGATTCCGCTTTAGCAGAAGCTGAACCACGAGTAGGCTTAGGGATGTGGATTACATCGCCCTTCTTGCCAGACATTTGGATGCGCTTGACAAGTGGAGCCATCTTGAGGTTCTTTTGGTATGCAGCAATGATCTCGTCACTCCAAATTTCTGGAATGAAAGTACCTGCTGCTGTTTTGTCTACCACAGCATTTGCTGTGAAGTAAGTTCCGGAAGTTTCGCCAGCCATGATTAATCTCCTTTAGATTATTTGACCCGACCCTCCGCGTATGCTGTCAATATTTCATTTGACAATGCTTGATAACGCTCAGGGTCTGTTTTCATTAGTTTAATAATGTCGGACCTGCGATATACTTTCTTACGTGAACCCTCTCCAGTGCCTCGTGCGTTACCTGTATTAGCTGCCTTAAGTGTCTGCTTACGTGCCTGTTTTTCAACTTGGGCAGTTTGCTGTGCAACTACTTTACGTTCTTTCCAGAGTGTAAATAGTTCATCAGCAGAGTCAGCGTCGTACTGTTGGTCAGCCGCTACAAACAACTGAGTCCTGATCTTAGATGCCTTGATCCATTCTGCAAACTTAGGATCACTAAGGATCGTCTGCATGTCTGGATGTTTAGCTTGAAGCGTTGCAAGTGACGACTGTTTTTTGTACTGCTCAGTGTACTGCTCTGCTTCTCTAATCTTAGGATGATTCTCAATAGCACGGTTGACGGCTGCTTGAGGATCTGTAAAATAGTCAATATCATCTTCAGGCTCAACGTGTTGCTGTTGAGGTGCTGCTGGTGTTTGAGTAGCAATGTAATCATCCACCACTTTACGAAGTTCACCCACCTCAGAAGATTGACGACCTAAAAGCTTTTCGGCTTCTTGGTGCATCTGTACAACTTCTTCTAAAGACTTACCTTGATATTTATTTGGTAAGTTTGATTCTTCGGGCTGAGGTTGCTCAACTGCTGGTTCTTGTTGAATCTCGTTAACTTCGTTTTGTTCGATTTGATCAGCGTTACCTTCTTCAGGGGCTTGATCTATAATCGTTGCTCTAGACATGATTAAACTCCGTGATCGTTATCATTATGGAGATGTTATTGTTTACCTGCTTTTTCGTGTTCTTTAACCCACTTCATGTGCTGACCGGGAAAATCTCCAGAAGCACCATCAAGGTGAAAGGACGGGGCAGATACCATACGAGTAGCGATAGCGCCACAACCGCACCTACTGGTTGTAACGCCAGACTCTACCATTTCTTCAAAGACGTGTCCGTTAGTACAACGGAAGTCATATATCTTATACATCTACGGGTTCTTCAACCTCTGCCTCTGCTTGATCACGAGCAGCTTCAATAGTACCTTGTAGATTAATAACAGTTGCAAAAGCAGCTACTTGACCTTTACGATAATATAAATCTTCTTGGTCTTTTACTGTTTGAATATCTGCTAACTGTGTTGCGTTGTTAGAAAGCTCACTAACGAGTTGTTTGAAACCTTCATGATTAAACAATTCATTGTAATTGTTAAAGTATGTTTCAAGCTCGGGTGTCATAGTTTCCTCTAAAGTTTACTGTATAGTTATATTATATCATACATTTTGTTGAATGTCAAGCATTTCTTGTATTTTTTCTTCTACGTCCTGATGCTGTTACTGCATGGGCTATACGCTTTGGCCCTGTTTTACGACGAGCAGAAGAAGCTTTTTCAGCTTTAGTCATTTTAGCCGCAACAGATTTTGGCCTACAAGAAGGGTACGGACGTTTAGACTCACCTTTTTTAGCAGACTTACGCCCACAAGGTTTACCTGTTTTAACGTCTACCCACTCTTCATTAAACCACTTCTTAAGAGCAGCGCCTTTCTTACTTTTTCTTACGGCCACTTTTGTTACCCCAGTTTTTAGCACCTACCTTACGGCATTTGGCTACAGCACCAGAAGCGTACGCAGAAGGCCAGACCTTGTATCTGGACTTGACCTTCTTTGCACAAGCGTCGTTAGCTTTTTTACTTTTTGCTTTAGCCATTATGGACGACGCGTTCTTGATCCACGTCTTGTAGCGCTTTGTGTGCCTCGTCTATTACGAGTAGCCGCTCTGCGTGTTGCTGGTCTTGGTCCACGTCGACTAGGAGCTTCACTAGGTATGTTTGGAGGACTTATTCCCGGTGTCCGACTTGGTGATCTATTAGCTGTTGTAGTACGCTTTTTAGGTGGTCGTCCTACTTTTTTTCCGTATGTTCCTTTTCCTTGTGGCATAGTAATCTCCTTACCATTTTTTACATGACCAGTATCTAGCTGTTAACTTACTGGGTGGGTTTGTGTCACATTTGTGTCTAGCTCTAAACGATTTACGACGTGCAGGTTGGTCTTTCTTAATAGTCATTTTGGCGTCACCAAAACGAATAGTTTTAGTCTTGTCACCTTCCTTGGCAACTACTACAAACTTTTTTGTTGGATGATTAGGCGTCCGCTTTGGTTTGTTGTACCCGCTTACGCCCGCTCGTGCTAGTTTTGGATCTTTCTTTGCTGGCATTAGATAGTTCCTCCACCTTGCGTTCCAGTTCCTGTAGGCGTTGGAATGTTCCTTGGAAGTGGTTGTTGACTTGGTCTAGCAGGTGTTGCATTTCCTTTTGCGTTATTAGCATTAGTTTTACCTTGTAGTGTTTTTTCTTTGATGAGAGTATCAGCCACTTTCATACGGCGTTCAAACTCTTTATCTTCAGCGTCACCTTCTTTAAGGTTTCTAGTAATAGCATTTATCTTATCAATTTCTAGTTCTTGAGGTACTGCTTGAGCCTCCGCAGCTAACTTGGCAGCTCGTGCTTGTGATTCTTGCGCTTGAGCAGATAGTGCTGCTGTTTGGGATTGTTGGAACTGCATCTGTAATTGTTGTATTTGTTGTTGCATTTGTTGTGCTTGCGGATTAGGTTGCGAAGCTTGAGACAAGGCTGCAAGTAGTTCTTCACGGTTAGACAAATTCATGTTGTCAACAACAGATTGAATAAGTGTGTTGTACAACGGCGAGTCTTTACCCATTGTCTGTAACAACTGCACAAGCTGAGTAACTTCGTACTCACGCGCAATAATACCCAGAGTGCTGCTTGCGTTAAACTTGTAGTCAGCAACAGGGTAATTTTCAGGATCAAACTGCATGTAACGGTGTGCGGCTTTCTTAACAAAAGGAATAAGGAAAGACTGCTGGAAGTTAATCAGTGTACGCTTATGGCGTTTAATAATAGCGCCAAGAGACATACTAATGCCAGCGGCAGTACTCTCGCCATTAACTTGACCTGCAATTCCTGCTGAGTCCACTGCTCCTGTTGCTTGCTGTACCATTTGCTGCAATGCTCCGGCCTGAGCAAAAGTGATTTGATTAACTTGACCAAAGTTGAACGGTTGAAGTACTTCACGGGGGTCTCCGTTGGTTAGGATCATCTTACCGGGACGTACTTCTGGTTTAGCACCACGGGGTAGACGTGTAGCGTCAATAGCCATCATTGGGTGAATAGTTAAACTAAGTGCGTCAATTCTGGCACGTAGCTCTGTGTCAAGTGCTTTTTGGCTGTTGTATCCTTTTTCACACACGCCACGGCCCCAAAAACGTCCGGGTACTACGTCCCAAGGAAAAGCAACAACAGGACGATCTATCATCATATAAGGATTAGCTTCAGCCTTAAGAAGAATACCGCCGTTAGCAACTACTACAACGGCTTCTACGTACTTTGATTCAGACCCTTCCTTATCTGCTACTTCTTCATCATCGTCGCTTGTAGCGGCATCTAGAAGCTCTCGTGGCACTAAACCGTAATACTTAGTCAAACGTACCTTGTCGTCGTTATAAATAGTGATGTCTTGGTCAGGCTCTAGATCAGTATCAGGAGCAGCAGGACCAACATAAACGTCACGGTACACACCTTGTTCTTGCAGTAGTTCTACTTGGTGCATACTGACAAACTCATCAATAGCTACACCCAAAGCGTCTTCTACAGATGTAGCTACAGGATCAATCAAAAAGTTCTGAGGCAGTACAGGTTTAAGTTTTACTTTGACACGTTCTGTGATGTTAACACCAACAGCTTGAAGATCACCTCCCATAATTGGTTGAGTAGCTGGAGCCATCTCTTTCATTTCTTCAATAACAATTTCACCAATGCCTGTACCAAAAACTGCTGAGTTAATAAGACATTCTGCTACTGCTTTACGTACCATACAATCTTCAAAGTCTTCAGTAAGTTTATTACGAAGAAACTGTACGTCTTGCTTATCAGTGTCGCCAAAGTTATCACTAACATCAAACCACTTACCACGTCCAAACGTAGCTTCTTCTAGTTCCGCTACATTAGACTCAACTGCCTGTTGAAGTGCAGGAGAAATAATACGGGAACGCTCAGACCCACGCTGGCTGTCAGCAGGATCCCATTGACCACGCCATAATCTATAGTATTCTTCAAATTTGTTTTCATAGTTGCTTTCGTAGTAATCCCTCCAGTCTTCACATTTAGTTATAACCCAGTCTTCTAAGGCTTCTTGGATCATCAGAGGGTCATTATCGTATAGTTCACTCATATTAGTATCCTGCTACTACGTCTAAGATTTCGTGGTCTTCGATTTCGTAATCGTAGTCGTAAGCCACATTTGCTAACTGATCAATGTACGCCAAAGCGTCTATTAAGTCATCGTGGGTTAATGGATCGGGAAACTGAAATAATTGATCAAGAAACCTACTGTTCCACTCACCCTTGTTTAGCGTTATGTATCCGTTTTCAAATCGTCCTTGTAACGCCCACATAACACGATCTGTTTTCTTTTTGTTACCATGAGTAAGTTCTTCTACTCTAAAGAACATACCATAGCGTTTTTGCATATCCATTAAAGGAGACATCACGGCTTGTTTAGCAATACCTCTTTCGATTCCAACCGATACGGGACGGTAATCTCTAACGGCCTGAAATATTTTAAGTGCTGTCTCGTCAAGTGACCATCGACCGTATATAATATTGTCAACATACCAACCATGCTCATTGACCTTAACCACGGCAATCGCTGTGTCGTCAAGCTTGGAATTCTTAGTTTTCTTTTTGTTGACTTCTTCAAAACCTGCCAAGTCAACGGCAATGTAGTAATCTCCTATTTCAGGTTTGTCTTCGCTAAAAGATACCCAGTCCTCTTTAAACATTTCTGACCCACGAGCTTCAAACGATGCCATAAATTCTTGACGGAACGCATAGCTTGACATGCTTCTTTTTGCAATATCAATTTCTGACGGGTCCAATAAAGGATTATCGTAAGATGTAAAATGCCAAGCCTTGTACGTAGGGTCATCATCTAGCTCCGCATATTTGTATAGTTCGTAAAAGTGGTTCCTTCCCATTGGCGTACCAATGAACATTGCAGAACCTTTTTGATCCGCAAGTGCTGGTCTCAAGATTTGTTCAAATACGTCAGGTTTCATGTCTGCGTATTCGTCTAGCACTAAAAACTTAAGGCTGACACCTCGCATTGTCTCTGGTCTATCTGCACCTTTGAGGCTGATTGTGGCTCCGTTGACAAGCTTGATTTGCAAATTATTAATGTGACTACCACTAATAACAGGATTTCCCAGTTCCAGAAGGGTTTGCCACATGATGTCTCTGGCTTGTCCCTGAGTAGGTGCGACGTAAAATACATGACCTTTATTTGCCTGTAGTGCGTTAACAATTAACATCCACGCAGCTAATCTGGACTTACCAGTACGTCGTCCCGCTGCAACTATTTTAAATCTAGTACTGTCTGCCCAGACATCTTGTTGCCACGGCAGTAGTTCTATATTAAGATCCACTAATACGTCCACATAACGGGTGTTGTTCCGCGTGTATCTACGTGTACAAAGTCAGAAGCAATACCTATTCCAGTAAATCCTAAACGAATTGCCTCCGTTACAATCTTAAGGCGAAACACGGCGTTTGTTATTTTTATATCCGCCGCGATTCCCTGAGCATGGGTGCCGGGTACGTCTTTCTTAGCCTCAATCGGATGCTCAGTCGGGTGTCGATACCCGCTAGTGATCGTAAAAGGAAACCCACACGCTGCTCTTAACTCGTCCATCTTTTCTAAAAAGTCTCGCTCCATGTTATTGGTACCAGTGACTTGACAGTTAAACTCTGAAGGATCAAAATGCTTAAGATTCATCGACTACTTCACCCTCTATAATGTCGCTAGACGTAGCAACTGTTGTAGGTTCACTCACATCTACTGCACCAACACCACTAATGTTAATCTGAATGGCGTTACGGCCACCATCCTTAACAATATCCTTCTCAAATGCTGCAACGGGCAGTATACGATCCATTACAAGCTTCCACGCTGCTGCTTGATTCTTATGATCGTGGTCAAGAGCTGCATCAAAGATAGTGTCAAGCACCTTTCGGGACTTTGGAGACGCCAACATACGTGCTTTGTATTCGTTAATGACGGCAGCGTCACCCTTCGGGCGACCAACAGCGTTGCGATTACCTTTTTTTACTGTTGTAACGTCACTTTTACGCGGTCTTCCACGCTTTCGGCGAGGAGGATTATCAACATTTGACATACATACCTCTTATAAGACTCTTTAAAGTCTCGTTACCGTGCTTATATGACATACATTTAATAATTATTATATAAAATTTATCTTACTCAGCGCGGTAAAGAATCTTTAAAGACATAATATACTATTTATTGTACCATACTTTTAGGGATTTGTCAAGCATTATTTTTAACAAGACTGTATTGTCCTTTAAACTGTACCAGCACGGTCCAGATTCTGAACCGCTCATGTTATTGATTTATATATTGTTTCTTGTTAGATAACTAGGGGTTATTTTAAGGTCTAATTTGACTCTTTTTTGTGTCTAGGTGGGTACATATATAATTAACACAGACACAGCCCCTCCCCCCTGATCGTGACTGGGAAAC